ATGGGTAGAAGCAAAAGGTAAAAAGTATTCACCATCACAAATCTCTGCTTTCACTTTACAGAAGATGAAAGAAACTGCTGAAAAATATTTAGGATCAGAAGTTAAAGAGGCAGTTATAACTGTTCCTGCTTACTTCAATGATTCACAAAGACAGGCGACTAAAGACGCAGGTAAGATCGCAGGTCTTGATGTCAAAAGAATAATCAATGAACCCACAGCAGCTGCATTGGCATATGGTTTAGATAAAAAGAAATCAGGTACAATTGCAGTTTATGATTTAGGGGGTGGTACTTTTGATGTATCTATCCTTGAATTAGGCGATGGTGTATTTGAAGTTAAATCTACAAATGGTGATACATCATTAGGTGGTGAAGACTTTGATAATGCAATCGTAGATCATTTATTATCTGTATTTAAAAATGATACAGGTATGGATTTGAGATCAGATAAACTAGCATTACAAAGAGTTAGAGAGTCTGCTGAGAAGGCGAAATGTGAACTGTCTTCTATCGTTGAAACAGAAATCAACATACCTTTCATAACTGCCGATAAGACAGGACCTAAACATTTAAACACTAAATTAAACAGAGCGACATTTGAAAGTCTAGTAGATAGTCTAATTAAAAGATCACTTACACCTTGTCAGACAGCATTGAAAGACGCTGGTATAAAATCAACAGATGTAAGCGAAGTTATATTAGTTGGCGGTATGACAAGGATGCCTAAAGTAAAAAAAGAGGTTGAAAAATTCTTCGGCAAAAAACCACATGAAGGAGTAAATCCAGATGAAGTTGTTGCCATAGGTGCCTCAATTCAAGGTGGTGTATTAGCAGGTGATGTCAATGATGTATTATTATTAGACGTGACACCTCTATCACTAGGTATTGAAACACTTGGCGGTGTATCTACAAAGGTCATTGAGAAGAATACAACTATACCTACAAAGAAAAGTCAGGTGTTTTCTACTGCCCAAGATAATCAAAATGCAGTTAATATAAATGTTGCACAAGGTGAAAGACAACTTGCAAAAGATAACAAGTCATTAGGTAACTTTATGCTTGATGGCATACCACCTGCACCTAGAGGTGTACCTCAAATAGAGGTGACATTTGATATTGACGCTAATGGTATTTTAAGTGTATCTGCTAAGGATAAAGGTACGGGTAAAGAACAGAAGATTACCATACAGGCGTCTGGTGGTTTATCAGAAACAGAAATAGAACAGATGGTCAAAGACGCAGAAGCGAATAAAGACGCTGATGAGAAGATCAAAGAGAAGATAGAAGCCAAAAATACTGGTGATACTCTCGTTGCTAGTTTAAAGAAAACCGTTGAAGAACATGGTGACAAAGTTTCGGCAGAAGAAAAAACTAAAATAGAAACTGGCATAACTGATCTTGAAGAGGCACTTAAAGGTGAAGATGTTGAGGACATTAAGAACAAAACTAAAGCACTAACTGAAGCGTCTATGAAACTTGGCGAGGCAGTCTATAAAGATATGCAACAACAAGAAGAACCTAAAAAAGAAGAAAAGAAAAAAGATGATAATGTTGTTGACGCTGACTTTGAAGATGTGACACCAGAGGTTGACAGCAAAGACTAATCGTGATATAATAATACTATGAAAGACTACATTAGAAACGATACCCTATACGGTCGTCTATTAGACGCCGCTGGTGATGATAAACTGCCTATACTAGATAACAAGACATTTGAATCTATGAACGCAGAATATGGCAAGGAGGAGATGAGAAAGAACCTTGCTGATTATATCGCTACTGAGCGACCTGTATTCCCATTAAAAGAAATATCTGAAGATGACATGAGAAATAGTTTTAATGCTTTAAAAAAGTTTAATACTAATTCTATATGTACACCTAAAGAACAAGTTGAAAAAGAAGTTTTTGAAAAGTATAATGATTATGAATATAGTTATGACAAGTATGGTTTAGGTTTAATTAACGGACCAAGCACATTTAATAATGTATCAAACTATTTCATGCAAGATTTAAGATTAGAATGTGGTAGTTATGGTTTCAGAGCACCTAAAGAAGTATGGGAAAATGGTGACGCATATGCTATATGGAAATGTCTAGGTCCTATATGGCGAGGTATTAATAATGTTAAACTAACTAAAGTAAAAGATTTAGATGGCAATGAGTCCGAACAATTACTTGGTGGTGAACTAAACTCTCAAAGTTATACAGGTGCATTTAGATTAGGCACATATATCGCAACTCAATTTAAACCTGTTGTTGCAAAAGCAATATATGATATGACAAATGCTAAAACTGTATTAGATACAAGTTGTGGTTGGGGCGATAGACTTGCAGGTTTTTTTGCTAGTGACGCCGAAGAATACTATGGCTGTGATCCTAATCCGAATACATATGCTAGATATACACAACAGATATCAAAGTATAATAAACTATTATCTAAACCAAAGAAGGTGACTATATGGCGTTGTGGTGCTGAAAATTTACCATATCATAAGTTGCCACCAATAGATGTTGCATTTACCTCTCCACCTTACTTCTCGACAGAAGAATATAATAAGGGTGGTGAATTTCAAGAAGATCAATCATGGTCTAAATTTAATGAGTATGATAAATGGCGTGATGACTTCTATCTACCGGTTGCAGAAAAATCAATGGCAGTATCAAAGTTTTTATTTGTGAATATTATGGATCCGAAGATCAAAGGTACTAGATATAGATCAAGCGATGAACTTGTAAATAGATTAAAAGATAAGTTTATAGGTCAAATTGGCATGAGAATAATGCAACGACCTAAATCAGATACACTATTTAAAGATGATAAAGAAAAGGCAGACTTTATGAATAAAATTTTTATAGAGAATGTATGGTGTTTCGGACCTAAAGAAGATTTATTTAAACAATCAAGAAAGGCAAATTTAGATGACTTCTTTGCTTGACATGATATATAAATATAGTATAATAGATAATGAAACTAACGAGGATAACTAATGAGTGATTTTTTAAAAGATGTAATAAAAGAAACTGGCAATGAATATGCCAGTCTAGTATCAGACGGTGCTTCAGGTGATGTTGATTCTTTCATAGATACAGGATCATATATATTCAATGCATTATTAGGCGGCTCAATTCATAGAGGTCTGCCATCAAATAAGATAACAGCAATCGCAGGTGAAAGTGCTACAGGTAAAACTTTCTTTGTATTAGGTATGTGTAAAAACTTCCTAGATAAGAATCCTGATGGTGGTGTTATATTCTTCGAATCAGAATCAGCTGTGACTAGAGATATAATCGAAGAACGAGGAATAGATAGTAGTAGAATGGTTATAATGCCAGTGACTACTGTACAAGAATTTAGACATCAAGCACTTACTGTGCTTGACAAATACATAGAACAAGATTCTAAAGAAAGAAAACCATTGTTATTAGTATTAGATAGTTTAGGAATGTTATCTACTACAAAAGAGATGGAAGATACACAGGCAGGTAAAGAAACTAAAGATATGACAAGGGCACAGATAGTCAAGGCTGCCTTTAGAGTATTGACATTAAAATTAGGTAAGGCAAAAGTGCCTTTGATAATTACTAATCATACTTATGATGTTATAGGATCAATGTTTCCACAAAAAGAAATGGGTGGCGGTTCAGGATTAAAATATGCTGCCTCATCAATCGTATATCTATCTAAAAGAAAAGAGAAAGATGGCACAGAAATTATAGGTAATATAATACATTGTAAGAATTATAAATCAAGATTAACCAAAGAGAACAAAGTTGTAGATGTTAGATTAACCTACGACAAAGGTTTGGATAGATACTACGGTCTACTAGACTTGGCTTTAAAACATAACATATTTAAACAAGTTTCTACTAGAATTGAATTACCAGACGGATCAAAAACTTTTGGTAAGACAATTAATAATGACCCGACAAAATACTTCACAAAAGAAATACTAGAACAATTAGATGGAGTATGTACTAAAGAGTTTAAATATGGCGAAACAGAAGCTAACGATACCGACACTTCACAAGACGACTAACCCTAAACATAGGGAAGACTATGTGTTCGTAGAAAAACCTGGTGAGGATTTTACGGCACTAAAGTTGATTAGTGGTCCATTTTCATCCATAGTTTATAAGTACGGCAAGGTAGGATTCAGACCTGAGTCTGAAAAGACATCTGAAGGTGCGTTGCCCATGGTGTTTGACTATACTATTATAGAAAATAAGGTAGAGGCAGATACAGATAGTCAAGAATTTATTAATCATATCGGTGATATATTAGTTGTATTGCTAGATGAGGAACTAAAAACTAAAAAGGATAAGAATGGAAAGAATTGAACGAACGGCTTTAAGTAATTTAATTCACAATGAGGAATACACTAGAAAGGTTTTACCTTTTGTTAAACAAGAGTATTTTGTAGATAGACTAGAGGGATTATTATTTTCAGAAATCTATAAGTTTGTTGAGAAGTATAATAGTCTTCCGACAAAAGAAGCATTATCTATCGAGATTAACTCTAATAAGAGTGTCAATGAAGATGAATATAAAAAGATAACAGAAATATTATCTTCTTTAAATAAAGAACCAGTCAATACAGAATGGTTATTAGAAACAACAGAAAAGTTTTGTAAAGATCGTGCCATACATAATGCTATATTAGGTGGCATACAGATCATAGATGGTAAAGATAAACAACATACACCAGAGTATTTACCTGAATTATTATCAGGTGCTTTAAGTGTATCGTTTGATCAAAAGGTTGGGCATGATTATCTATTAGAAACAAAAGAGAGATATGATTTCTATAAAAAGAAAGAAGAAAGACTTGAATTAGATTTAGATTTCTTTAACAAGATTACAAGAGGTGGTATACCAAGTAAGACTTTGAATATTTGTCTTGCAGGTACCGGCGTAGGTAAGACTATGTTTATGACACACCTTGCTTCATCTGTATTATTACAAGGTAAGAATGTATTGTATATTACTATGGAGATGGCAGAAGAAAGAATTGCCGAGAGAATAGACGCTAATCTATTAAATGTAGGTATGAGTGATTTAGAAGAATTACCTTATACAATGTATGAAACAAAGATAAACAAATTACAAAGCAAGACTTCAGGTAAGTTAATCATCAAAGAATATCCTACTGCGTCTGCTCACACAGGTCACTTTAAGAATTTATTAAGTGAACTTGCAATGAAGAAATCATTTAAACCAGATATCGTATTCATAGATTATCTAAACATCTGTGCCAGTGCTAGATTTAAGGCAGGTGCAAATGTGAATAGTTATACTTACATCAAATCAATCGCAGAAGAATTAAGAGGTCTTGCAGTAGAGATTGATGTACCTATATTTTCTGCCACACAA